GACCGTGTTGCAAAAGTTAATTATTGGTATAATGTTTATTGCGTTTTTGATGTTCTGGATGTGGGTGCCAGACTTCACGCTGGATGAGGAAGACTGCATGAAACAGAAGTCCAGCGCGTATGTTAAGAACCTATGTGGCGAAGCGCAAGCGAAATAAAACCGAATCGGTTAAACGCCTTGGACTCGCAGGCGTAAAAGCGAAGAGGGATTGGGTGGAAGCCCCAAACCAGCATATCTGGCGAACCATAAGCGAATCGATTACACTGCGATCAATTCGACACTATGGGGAATATGGGTCATGCCAGAAACACCGAAGGGGCCAAAGAGGCCCGCAAAGAACGCTAAAGCGGCGCAGGAGGCCGCGAAAGCCATCGTTAAGGCCAAGGTAACCTCCAAGGCCACAAAGGCTCCTACGCCCGCAAACAAACCCAAGCCACGCAGAGTATTCGACCAGAAGGTAGCAGACATCATCTGCATAGGACTGAGTGAGGGTATGAGCCTGCGTAAGATGCTGAAGGCTGATACAGCAGGAGTGCTTCCAGCGCAGTCTACGATTTACGAGTGGTTGTTGCGCTACCCTGAATTTGCGGAGCAGTACACACGCGCACGCGAGGAGCAGGCTGACACACTGGCTGACGAGATCATCGACATCGCCGACGAACAGCCTGAGATCGTGGTGGTGACCGACCGTGACGGGCAGGTGATCGAGCATAAGTTGGACGGCGCATTCCTTCAGTGGCAGAAGAACCGCATCGAGGCCCGCAAGTGGACGGCCATGAAACTCAAGCCAAAGAAGTACGGCGAGAAGTTGGGCCTGCATGGTGTGGACGGTGCCGCGCCCATTGCGACGCAGGACGCCACGGCCAGCAAGTTCGAGGAGATCATCCGCAACATGGAGATGACCAAGCGTGCTGGCTGACCTATTCGATGACGAGACCGTGGCCGAGTTCGAGACTCTGCCCGAACATAACCGAATCGCTTTTATCAAACACGCTGAGTGGATAGCCAAGGCGCACGCCTACCAGATACCGCCAGACCTGCACTTGGATTACCGAGTTTTCTTGATGCTTGCGGGGCGCGGGGCGGGTAAGACGAGGTCAGCCGCCGAGGCTTTGTGGTGGTGGGCATGGACTCACCCCGGCACGATGAGCATCGTTCTGGCCCCTACCAGCGGTGACTTGAAGTTCACCTGCTTCGAGGGGCCATCTGGCCTGCTGGAGTGCATCCCCAAAGAACTGGTCAAGGACTACAACAAGCAGGATCACCTGATCAGGCTGTCCAACGGCTCTAAGATCAGGGGTGTGTCAGCAGACTCGTATGACCGCCTGCGTGGTATCAACTCATCCTTCGTGTGGTGCGACGAGTTGGCCGCATTCAACTACCTCGGCCCCAACGAGGCGTGGGACAACATGATGCTTGGCCTGCGTATCAAACCAGACGACAAGCCCCATAGCCAGCCCCGTGTCATTGTGACCACGACACCGCGCCCCAAGGACTTGATCCTTGATCTGGTTGGCCGTGAGGGTGACGATGTGGTGGTATCCCGCGCCAGCACCTTCGACAACGCCAAGAACCTCGACAAGGCGTTCCAGCGGCAGTTGGAGAGTTACCGTGGAAGTCGTCTTTATGATCAAGAGGTGCTGGGCCAAATTGTGGATTTGGAAGACGGCAAGGTGGTCTCCCGCGATATGTTCAAACTATGGCCTGCGCATAAGCCATTCCCTAAGTTCGAGTACATCGTCCAGTCCTATGACTGCGCCTTCTCAGAGAAGGAACACAACGACCCGACGGCCATGACCACATGGGGCGTGTTTAAGCCGCAGGATGGGCCTATGAGCGTGCTTCTGATCGACTGCTGGGCTGAACACCTGTCTTTCCCCAAACTCAAACCCAAGGTGCTGGAGGAGTGGCGTGTGTCCTATGGTGAAGGGCGCGATGCCAAGCGGCCAGACCTGATCCTCGTGGAGGACAAGGCGGCAGGCATCTCCTTGATCCAAGAGTTGCGCTATGCCCACCTGCCTGTGCGTGCCTACAACCCGGGTCGGGCTGACAAGATGCAACGCCTCCAGATCACCGCGTCCATCTTTGCGACTGGCCGTGTCTGGCTCCCTGAGTCGGATACCCACAAGGGCTATGTCAGGAGTTGGGCCGAGGGCTTCCTGTCCCAGATATGTGCGTTCCCTGATGCGGCTCACGACGACTATGTCGATAGCGCAACGCAAGCGATTCGGTTATTGAAAGACATGAACTGGCTCGACATCAATCCCGAACCCCCTGATAATGACGACGATTATTTAGAATTCACTCAAGCCAAGCGGGTTAACCCCTACTCGGCGTAAGGAGCAACATGGCAGACCCAACCAAGGCGATCAAAGGCGGATTGAGTGCAATACGCAATGCAAGCCGTGCGGCTGATCAGGCGCTGGAGGCCAAGCGGCTGGCGCTGGAGGCGGCTAACCCTCCCATCAAGGCGTCGGAGGCTTACGGCCAGCATGAGGGCGCGTACATGAAGCCGATCTTCTATGACCGCATGAGGGTTGATCTGTCTAAGGGCAAGAAGGGTGGCCCCGGGTTCTCTGGCATTCAGTTGGTAGACCCCAACTACGCCGATGCTAAAGCGGCGGCAGGCGTGACCGACCAGAAGATGGCAACGCGTATCCTGAACCGCAACAAGGCTGGCGTGCCCGCAGGTGCCAAGGTGATCTGGACGCCATCAGTGGGTGGCCTCGAACAGCACAAGTCCAACTCCACCATGTTCGGTGAGTTCGCTGACATCTTTGCCAACCAGCGCAAGAATATGTCGAACGAGGAAATTCAGAAGTTGAGTGACCGCGCCAGCAATGCGGTGGACAACAAGGGCAAGTTGATATTCCCCAACGGCATTGACTTAGGTTCGCGTAACTTCCGACAGCAGGTCAAGACTTATGACCAGCGCGGCTTGATGGCTGACATCTTTGCTGGCCGTGGTGTGGGCGGCGAGAAGGGCCGCACGGTGCCCGTGGAGGAGTTGCTTGAAAAGAACATCGACCCCAATGTGGCAAACGCTGGCACGCTCGATTTGGGTAATAGGCTGTTCAGGCTTGAGGGTGATGTCATTGACCGCCCTGACCTGCACAGCGACTACCGCAAGATTCTGACTGGCGAAGACCTTGGCGTGAACTACATCCCCGTGCCTATCAGAGAGGTTTACTCTGACTGGGAAGCGCAGAAGGCGTTGGACTTGGCCGCGCAGGGTAAGAACAGGGGCGTGACGCTGATGGACTACACCAAGAACGACCCAACGGTGCAGTTGACCGAAGAGTTGCTGACCAAGATGCAGAAGGCAGGAAAGAAGGCTGGTGGCGCTGTAAACCGCACAGAGTCCCCAGCAGACATGGCACGATTCCAAAAGCGATTCGCTATGCACAAAGCCATCGGTGGCCGCGTCAGTAAACAGCCAGTCAAGATGGCAGAGGGTGGCAGGGCCAGCATCTTTGACAAGCCAGTCCACATGGTTGACGGCGGCAAGATCGGCAGAGGCGTGATGGGTGCCGTAAACAAGGCCAGCAGAATGGCTGACGAAAAGATTGCCGCTGATGCCATGAAAAAGGCCGCTGAGTCGGCGGGCATGAAGGCACCAGTGACGGCCAACAAGCCACTGACTGATGTTCAAGACTTCCATACATCTTTGATGGACAAGGTGCGCGAGAACGCAACCAACGCCAAGAAGCAGATGGACGCTTTTGATTACAAATACGACAAGGGTCAGCGCGTGTTTACTGAGGACAGCGCCAAAAAGAACAGAGCGCCCTACGAAATTATCGAGCGCCACCGCCACGGTAACAATCTGATGTGGGAAGGTGAGCCTTGGACAAGCAAGAAGATCATTGATCCAGAGACTGGCAAGGCCAAGCGCACGCCGTACGAACCCGGTTACCGCGTTCGTGGTGAGATCGGTGAGATGATCTTGCCTGAGTCGGCCATCAAGGGCAGTGTGGACATGGCAAACGGTGGCGCTACGCGTGTGCCCCCTAAGAAGACTGAGGGTTTTGAAGAAGAAGCGCCAAAGAGCAAAAGCATTTTTGACACGGTTCGTCAAGCGGTTCGTCAGGTGCCAAAGGTTGCAACAAGCCCGCTTGGTGTAGGTCTAAATGCAGGCTATGCAGGATACAAATATTTGACGGGAGAAGACCCGCTCGAAGACTTGAGAAAAAAACTTGATGCTAAGTTAAATCCACCAATAGATACAGGCTCTGCGCCTGTTCAACAGTTTGAAAAGTTTGCCAAAGGCGGTGCCGCTGGACAAGAGTCACCAGCAGATATGGCACGCTTCAAGAAACGGTTTGTCATGCACAAAGCCCTTGGCGGTGCAGTCAAAAAGCCCCAGAAGTTTGACGGTGGCGGCATTGCATCACCAGAGGAAAGTTCTGCCCCACCTGAAAGTCAGCCAACTAAGGCTGGCCTGATGGCTGAGTTCCTTGCAAAGATGGCGAAGGATCAAGGCAAAGAGGAGTTGTCCAGCCTAAAAAAGCCACGCGCCCTCACGGATTTGCTTAACCGTGGCGTGCTGGCGAACAACCCATTAAGCGCAGGCGTTGACCTTTTCAACTTAGGACTTGGTGCTGTCGGCATGGGGAGCGAGAAGCCGTTCCTTGGGTCTGAACACATGAAGGACTTGATGAACAAGACGGGCGTGACATCAGGTGAAGAACGCCCAATGATGGAAACCGCGCTAAGTTTTGCCAGTCCCACGGCAATCATCAAGGGCGGCATGAAAGCAACAGAGGCGGCAAAGAAAGCGCCTGAGTTGCTGAATAAAGCATCAAGCGCAAGCACTTCGAGTAAACTGTCCCCTCTGGCAACAGAGGCGAAGACTGCATCGGCAGGGAAGCCAACAGGAGCAACATATGCAACCAAACAAGAAGGGCCGTTCTTCCGAGTCAGCCCAACCACACTTGACACAAGTAAGGCAAAGAATCGCGGAATTAGAGAAGCGGATGAACTTCAAGGCCAAGCCCCTGTCGGAGGAGGAGCAGGATCGTTTGGAAGCCAAGTTCCGACGCGCCTCGCAGATGAAGAGGTGGCCCGAATAATCGCTGACCCAGTTGCGAATGAGCCGCTCAATATTGCAAAGAAGTACACGCAGGAGACCCAAGGCACAGACTTTGTTCTGCCTGAGATGCCTGAGAGTTCGCTCGTTAAGCAATCAGCCATTGGCCGCACGCATCAACTTGCGGTAGAGGGTTCCCCTGAGTACAAGACAGCGGTCTTTGACGCTTACGCCCAGCAGATGCCTGATGTGCTTGAGCAGGCTGGCGCAAAGAATTACGACGATCTGATGGAGAAGGCTTACCGCCAACTTGCAAAAGAGACCGACGCCCAATTCCAAGCACTGCCTTACAACTTCTCGTACCACCGCGCTGGTGAGGGCAACTACAACTCCAGCCAGGAAATGTCAGCAGATGTGCATGGCAACAAGCACCTGTATGTTTTCCAAGGCGGCGACCCCCACGATTTCCTGAACCGCGTTGACCC